AATACTTCTAACGAATTTTTTAGTATTTGACGGATCCCTGGGGGGTACAAAGCTAGGAATCAGAGTTAACGTTCCTGCGTTATCTACAGTGAAAGGACCCGAAATAACTTCGAAAGTTACAAACTGATCGAGAGGTGCTCTGAATACAGGAGGAGCCACAGCAGGCAGACTCGGCGCTCCAACACCTTGAGTACTTGTAAATGTTCTCTGGGGATTGATAACAGCTTCTTCTGTAATCTGAATTGTAAAGGGGTTAGAGGGCTTAGGTTGCAATGCTGGACTCAGCCAGGAGGTCCACCCCTCAATACCCGTGGACAGGTCTCTGACAATACGACCAGGAAGAGTGATCGTAGGCCAGGAAGCATTGAGGGCATCAGGACCGTTTACAACGTAACTCACAGTTTCCCCGGCAGTTTGACCAGCAGGTATACCTTCAGGGAACAGGTCTCCAATATTTCCACCACCATCGGCAAAGACATTACCCCCTTGTGTATCAGCAACATCACCACACCCCATAGGATCACCATCCCTTACAACTGCAAAGCCATCTATAAAGACTGTAGGGCTTCCTACCACTGTTACAACGTCATGGGCTCTCTTCTTACCGCACTTACCGGGATGCCTCCCTTGATCCCCTACAACAACAGCAGCCCGGTTATTGATAAAGACGCTACCTTGTGTCTCTGCATTCAGCGGAGCCGCTGGCCAGCAGTGGCCCTGAGTTTTATCTTGATCTCTAACAATTAAAGGCATTATCTATCTGACTCCCTAATAATAGTCTTGTCATCATCCTCTAAAAAACTAGACTCCAGGTCCTTTCCGGTATTCAATACGCTTTTTATTTTTATATTATCCCTAAATCCTCTTTCTAACTCATTTACTATTCTTGAGTTTGTTGAGTGTAGAAACTCTCCCACCTTATTAAGAGGCATTCGACGAATGACATCATACCAAGTTATGGTTTCTGGGTCATACTCAGTTTTAATGTAGTCAATAACATCTCTGACCATGTAAGAGATACCGTTAGTAGATACCGAAGTTATATTAGCACTGGTTGTGTACTCTCCGTCAATATAGAAAGTATCCGTATATCTAGCATCGGAAGCTTGATATTTATATATCACATTCTGAGTATCGTTAGGTTCAGCAAGACCAACCTTTAGGTCCCCACCAGTCTCATTAAATAAATTGACCTCCTCCAGGTCAGGTTTAGACACTTCCAAGTCGGTAATATTTATGTCAGGGATTAATCTAATAGTTCTTACAAAAGGATCCACAAAGCCCTCCAACTTAGACTGACCGTTAAAGGGGTTGTGCTTAGACCCCATAACTGGTGTAATGATCAAACCAAAAGGCATGTTTCGAGCTATTCTAGAGCCGTTAGGCAGATCCTTAGGGTCCAATATAGTTGTGAGGTTTATATCATTTAGAGACAACGAGAGACTGCCACTATCCAGGATGTATCTAAATA